AACCCCCTAGCCCATACTCTGTGCGTCCTGCGGACGTGGCGACGGACCCACGCATCGAGAACCGCAAAGGCGAGCTGGGCAAGATTGCCAACCTTGAGCTGGAGGTGTCTCCACGCGTTACTGATCCCGCGCCAGAGGTTAGCATCTTCGACTACGAAGGCCACCCATACATCACGTCCATGTCCGACCTCGCGGCTGCGGGTGATGACATCACCGCGATCAACGATGTAAGGTTCCGCGTTCCGTTCAGTCGCCGTGGTGGCCAAGATTACATGTTCGACAACCCCGGCTCTGTCTGGGCGGCTGACCGTGGTGCGGCTGAAAAGCACGTAGAGTTGGCAGATCGGTTGCAGCAGATGACCGGCAAAGACGTCCTGTACATGCCGTGGACGATGGGTCCAAAGGCGGTGAAGTTCTCACACATGCCGCGCGGCATCCAATACAGCTACGCCGATGCGGCGATGAGCGGCGCGGATCGTAACGCACTAGCCGCTGGTATCAAGGAAATCCTACCAAACTGGCGTGGGTTTGAAGACCCTGACAGCGCCGAAATGTTTATGACCGTTACCGGCAAGGCACGCGGCGCTTTAAACTCGTTGATGGACAAATTCCGCAATCGTGGCGGTCTTGGGGAGGGAGAGGCGGTATACGCTGCGACCGACCTCAATCAGATAAACACTCCGCTGACAACGCTTCGCAATGTCGGTATCATCGACCCAAGGTTCGGTGCGTCGCCCTCATCCCACGCATCCTATAACTACTCAATCCCCGGTCGCGGGGTGGGAAGACTGAAGGAAAACATCGGCGCGCTTGGGCTGTCCCCTGACGTCATGGCAGCTCTTAACTACGAGACCCCGTTTGACTTTCCCGTAGGCGTTCAGCCCGGCACAAAATCACCTTTGCGTGCGATGCAGATGAAGCCGCAAGGCGGCCTCCTTGACTACCAGACGCTCAGGTTTCTTGAGGGTCTTCTGGAAAAAGATAAGAAGTAGAGAACGCATCGGCTAGGTCAGGGCGGCCCCGCTCGTCCCGCAAAAACGAACGCACTTCTTCTTCAGTCGTGCGCCTGATGCGTTTAATCCGGCACACGGTTTCGAACCACAGTAGCTCACGGTACATGTCCGTGTCTGGGCAGTTTTCTGGGTCCAATAGGGTAAGCATCAACGTCCGTCTCCCTTCGCTTCGGCCAGCAACGCGGCATAGGCTATGTTATCCTCGGCGCTGTCGGCGTGATATTCGCTGCGCGTGAACAGGCGCACCAGCTTGACTTGCTGCATAAACATCCAACCCTCGCTTTCGGTCAGGTCGCGGCCCGTAATGGCGTTGAAGGCCGTCACAATCTTGCCCATCGACCGTTCGCCCTCTGGCTCGTCATAGGTCGCGGATCGGTCGTGCATGTGCGCCGCAGCGCGGCCCAGCAGCTCGGCGGCCTTTGGCTCAGGCACCTTGGCCGCCTCCTCATGCGACTGGAAACACTCCATCGTCTTCGTCAGCGTGTCATACTCGACTTCGCAGGTGCTACATATAAAGCTCTTACTCATTTCTTTTTCCTTCGTTTCATGGCTTCTAACAGCACCTCTTGGACGCTGCGCTTACTTGACAGGCGCTCCATGACCACATCGTCCACCGTGTCGCGCACCAATATGGGGTATATCAGCACTGGGCGGTCGTGCCCCGCCTGCTTCTGCCGCATGGGGCCGATGCGCTCGATAATCTGCATGTGCTCTTCTAAGTTCCAGTTGACCCCGAAGAAGGCGAGGATGTTGCCGCCGTCCGCGAGGTTGAGGCCGTGTCCCGCCGACGCAGGGTGAGCGAATAGTATCGGCACCCGTCCGGCGTTCCAATCCCTGATCGTATCAGGGTTAGCGTCCAGCACCCGACCCTGACGGAAACGCATTTGTAGACGTTCGAGATCGTGCTTGAAGTTATAGGCCACCAGCACGGGCGTGCCGTTAGCCTCTTCGATAATGCTTTCCAGCGCATCCAGCTTGGCATTATGGATTGTCTCCCACTTCCCGTCCTCGCCTACGTACATCGCGCCGTTGGTAATCTGCAACAGCTTCTGCGTCCGCACGGCGGCGTTGGCCGCCTCGACCTCGTTCTCCGCGAGCTGCGCGAACATCTCCGTCTCCATCGACACGTACAGCTTGCGCACCGACGGGATGAAGTCGGCGTAGACCGGCACCACGTTCGGCTCCTCGACGGACAGCGCACGGACAGTCAGGCAGACGTCGCGCAGCTTCTCCTCGACCTCACGCTGCGTGTGCTCGTACGGCACGAGGCTGTAGCCGTCATAGCCCTTGCGGAACCACCGCTGCTCGAAGGCGCTGAACGTGCGTCCCAGACGCTCGCCCTTGTCCAGAAACCATATCTGCCCCCACAGGTCTTTGACCCCATTGGGCGCAGGCGTCCCTGTGAGGCCGATAAAGCGGCTTCCCTCACCGTGGGCTACCTGACCCAACAATCGTGCCCTAGAGCCTCCCTGACGCAGCCTGTAGGACTTCAAGCGTGTGAACTCGTCTGCGACTATCGTCTTGAACGGCCACGCGTCGCCCAACTGGTCGCGCAGCCACTTGATGTTGTCGTAATTCATACAGTAGATGTCGGCGTCCTTGGCCACCGCACGTTCGCGCTGCTTCTGCGTGCCGGTGATGACACTGACGCGCAGGTGCGACAGATGGTCCCACTTCTGAACCTCTTCGGGCCACGTTGACTTTGCGACGCGCAGCGGTGCCAGCACGAGTACAGGGTAGATGTCATCCACGACAGACATGTTGTCCAGCGCCGTGAGCGTGGTGACGGTCTTGCCGCCACCCATCGGCATCCACAGCGCACAGCGCGGCACGTCGTACAGGAAGCGCATGGCGTCCTGCTGATAGTCGTGTGGCTTAAACGTCCGTGTCACTGAACCTCCTCGAACTTAGGCCGCGCAATGATGGTCTGCGGGACGCTTTCGCGCAACTCGTGCGCCTTGACGGTGGCCTTGCCGCGCACCTTCTCGCCGCGCTCAAAAGCAATGCTGCCCTTGTAGACGATGACGTTGTTGTCAGCGTCGCGGAAGATCGTGATGTAGGTCGTACCGAACTGGCCGTCGAAGCTGTGCGTGCGCTCGGCGGTCAGGTCGAAGTCGCGACGCTCGCCGACCGTGCCAACGTGGTTGGTGTTGGCATCAGCGGCATTAGCCTCGGCGCGGGCAGCTTCACGACCGGCCAGCTTGTCCTTTGCGTTGGCAAACGCCTTAGCGACGGCGGCGTGCTGGCCGTCGGTCAGACCGCCCCACTCGTCGATGGCTTTGCGCATGCTGTCGAGGAAAGAACCGCGAGCATAGAACGATAGTGGGTGGCTAACGCGCTTGCACTTGCAACGGTAGTCGCGGCCATTCAACTCGAAGCGGTGCTCAGGGTAGCCGTCTTCCATGTGGCAGAGCGGGTCCAGCGACCAGTTCTGTTCGCCGAACTCACCCGCGTTAAACAGCCAGTCGTATAAGGTTCGCGCGTCTTCATGCGCGGCCATCCACTTGGCAAAGCCAGTCTTAGCGCGGTTTATCTTGATGCGCGCTTTGATAGCGGCTTCGTAACGATCTTCGTTCTCAATGAAATTGCCCTTCCAGCCCATGTCAATTCTCCGTTGTTGGTGCCTCTTAGTGGCACATCAACTAACTGGTTGCAACCCCTTTCTGCACTTTTTTCACGATTTCGTCGATTTCTTCTATCGAGCGGGCGATGAACACCGGAAAACCGTCGTTTCTCATGCGCTCGATCTCCCGCTGCTGGTGCCCGCTGACGCGGTCGCCGTCGGCTTTGATCTCGATGAAGGCCGCCTTGGGCCACGTCCACCACACAAAACAGTCTGGGCAGCCCCTGCGGCCCTCCCAGCGCACCTTGCGGTACTGACCGCCGCTCTTCTGCACGACGTGCTTGAGATGGTCCTGTAGGCGTCCTGCGGGCGTCATTTAATCGCCGCGTAGCAACCGAAGTTACCCCAACGCCATATCGGATCGACCGAACGGAACATGCGCAGCTCCTCCATCAGGCCCGCCTCGGTCTGCTGGTGCATGACCGGCGCGAGGGCGACGGCCTTGTCCACGATCTCCTGATCGGTGAAGGTCTTGCGCTTAAACGTCATGAGCTGCGCAGACAGGCTGTTGTCGAGCCGCCTGTCGTTGCTGTGCAGCTTCTCGGCTACCAACAGAACCCCACCGGCAACCAGCGTGTCGTGGCACAGCTCAAAGAACTGCGCGCGGCTGTAGTACGGCATGAACTGTGCCGTAAAGACCGATACAATTACGCTTGCGGTGTATAGGTTCGCCTCAAGCACGTCGCCCTTTATGAACTCCACATCCTCGCACGGCTCTGGCTTCATGTCGCGGTCAACGCCAACGTACCAGACGTCGGCGCGCTTCTCGATCTTGCGCAGCAGCCTGCCTGTAGAGCAGCCGATGTCGATCACGGCGGTACCTGCCTGCGCAAAATCGAACATGACACGGTTCAGGATCGCGTCCAGCTCTCCTAGCATTGGGATCGAGCGTGCAATGTGGTCGTCGAAGTTCTCGACCTTAGAAAAGTCAAACGAGTTCATGTAGGATGCGCTCCCCTATGTAGCGAACGACCGGAACGGTCATCCCGTTCATTCTGAATTGCTCGGTGCGGGACAGGCCCAGACCGTCAAAGTGTGTACCATCGATCCCTTGCAGCCGCAGTCGTTCGTGCGGCATGACGCGACGCAAGGTGCCGTCGGTGTGGAGAACGACGTCGGTGAAGCTCTTATAGTCCCGCTTCGTTATCGTGCTGCTCAGTCCTCGGATGGCAAATTCATCAGTGCGCTGGCGAGTGAAGAAGGCAATGCCTTGCCCCCCACCTTCTGCGAGCGACGCACAATCGTCTTGCAGTTCGCGGTCGTAAGTTTTGAGCCGTCTGGCGGTGTCGGGTCCACTACGTTCCGCAAACTGGAAAAGGTCGGCTTCGGCGGGGATGCCGTCACGCGCGGCCACAATGTAAATTCGACGTCGGCGCTGGGGCACTCCGAAGTATTGGCTGTCGAGTTCCGTCCAAGCCGCATCGTACCCGATGCTGGCCAGCTCGCCGAGGATACGGTCGAGGCCTCGCGCGCGAAGGGCAAATACGTTTTCCACGATTGCGAAGCGGGGTCGTAGCTCCGCGATACACTGCCGATAGTACTCCCAGAGGCCCGATCTTTCACCGTCCAATCCTTTCTTTGTGCTGCTGCCGATGCTTATGTCTTGGCAAGGGAAGCCTCCTGTGATCACGTCCACCCCAGCCAATTCAGAGAACGGAACCGAGCGAACGTCGCTGTGTATAGACACGGTCGGCCAGTGCTTGGCCAGTACCTTCTGGCACGCCTTGTCCTGCTCGCAGAACGCCACCGTCTTAAATCCGCCGGTCTGCTCTAGTCCGAGGGTGAAGCCGCCGATCCCGCTGAATAGGTCGAGTACAGTCAGCATGATGTCTCCTCCACAAGCCGACCAGCGGACCAGTTCTTCTGCATACGGACGTCTGCGTTTGGCACGCACCATATCTCGGCGGTGTCGTCAATCGCGACCACCCAGAGCAGGCTGTGCTCCAGCCCGTAGTCGATGACGGCCAGCGCAAGGCCAGAGCCTTTGGGCGTGTCCATCGGGATCGACGGGTTCAGTTGCGTGAACATGCCTCAGTCCTTCTTATAGCGGTGGGTTTCGAACCCAGCCGCAGCCAGTGGCAGGCCGACAGCCCACGATGGATTGGTGGCCATAATTGATGACAACTCAGCGACAGTGTAGTCGGCTACGTCCGGTACTTCGGTGATAAGTTCGTCATGCACGCGGATGCAGACTTCGTAGCCATGCGCCTCTGCGCCGACCATGCCGGTCATGAACACGTCGCGGGCGACTGCCTGTACGATGTTCTCGACCAGCTTGCCGCCGTAGGTCTCGACGCGCTCCCACTTGCGGGTGTATTGGTTCGTGCCGTCGAAGGTGATGCGCCCGTCTTCAATCGCCGCTTTCGGATAGGACAAGTAGCGTCCGCTGGGCAGCTTGATGCGCAGCCAGCCGTCCTTCATGTCGAACTGGAGCATGTCGTAGTGGGACAGCTCGTCTGGCTTCCTGATGGCTTGCTTGGCTGACGCCTCGACGCCGTACCAAAGTTTGACCACATTGGGGTGTGACTTGCGCCACGCGCTGACCAGCGGCTGGATTTCTTCGTCCGTCATGGCCGCGACCGCAGGGCCACCCATCGTGCGAAACGCTCCGACGCCGCCCTGATAGCCGCACGCCAATTCCATTGTCTTGCCGTACTGGCGCATCGACCCGTCGCCGTTCTTCTTGTTATCGACCACCTCTTCGGGATCGACGTTGAAGCCCTTGGCGTAGGCGACCACATACAGGTCGTGCCCGACGCCACGGTCGAAGTCACAGAACGCCTTAACCTTCCAGTCCTCACCCGCCAGCCACGCAAGCACGCGGCCTTCGATGTTGGATAAGTCGGCGATGACCAGCTTGCGGCCCTCTGGGGCCACCAGACAGCCGCGCACGGCGGACGAGCACAGGTCGGTCACGTTATCGAACAGCAGGTCTTCGCAGTCCAGCTTCATGGCGGAGATGCCGGTCTCGATCACGTCGGCGTCCATCGTCGGACGCGGCAGGTTCTGTGGCTGGAATATACGCCCCGCGTCACGGCCTGTGCGCGATGCGCCGCAGAACTGTAGTGTGCCGCGCAGCCGACCGTCAGAGGACGTTGCGTCGAGCAGCACCTTATATTTGGCTGGTGAGGTAGCCGCCGCCTGCTGCCGTATTTCCAGCAACTCGCGCACTATGGGTGTCAGGCCGTCGCTGCGGAGCAGCTCGGCGACTGTGGACTTAGTCAAATCCTTTGGCGCGAAATTGTGATAGTCCCGCAGATACTGTAAGAAGCGCGCGCCCTGCGTTAGCTTCGTTACGTGGCCGCCTGTCAGATCGGCTGCACGAGTGGCCAGAGTTCCTGAAGTTCTTCGAAAAGCTCGAAGGGCCGCGTGGGCGAGTTCAAGGTCGATGGCGATGCCACGGTCATTAACTCCTTGGTCAATTCGCCAAAGGTTCCGCTCACTCCGACTATTGTTCCAATTCGGCAGACGTCCATATACGTCTCGCATCGCGTCCACATCAAGGCGGGCGTATTCGATGAACTCATTCCATTCGGTGGGGTGACTGACATGATCGGCTCTCCTCAGCTTCATGTTTTTTGGGCGTGGCTTCGTGAACAACTGTATCAGCTTCTTGCCCGCCTTGTCTTTAGCTTTATCAGTCGGGACGCCGAGGACGTCGCACAGCGTGCCCAGCGAGCCGGGGAGGCTGTGGGCCAGCGCCCGCACCATGGTGTCGTCAATCATTTCGACGGGTATGTGGATGCCTCGATGGCGCAGGATTGTGCGGTCGAAGTGGCTGTTGTGGATGACGACGCGGTCGGCGAAGTCAATCATCGTCTGAAGCCCCTCTGGCCAGTGACGTCGGCCATGCGTGCAATCCCAGACCTCCACAGGCGCATCGTCTACCGCAAACGCCACAAGCAGCACCTCGGCCTCTTCGGCGTAGCGGTGCGTCCCGTGCGTGATCGGCACAGGGCTGTAGGTTTCGAGGTCAAGCCAGAGGGTGCTCACGCGGCACCCGACTGGCCGTGCTCAAATCGTGCAGATCGCGCCGCTTCGGCGGCAGCAACAATCTTGGGGTGATTGCCGCTATAGGCTTTGTCGCCGTGATACAGGCCGCCCCATAAACCCAAGGCATCCGCTTCTTCCCGCGTGCGCTTGGGCCTACATACATCTCCGCAAATGCGATCACCGCGCCCATCAAACTCAATGCCAATCTTGTCACACAGCGGGCACACGCAGAACAGGTACGGGCCGTCCATTTGACCTGCACGGTTCATCTCGTCGCCCTTTTCGCGGAAATACGTGTCTACCACCCACCACTGATCGGAAGCCCTTCCGGGGACCATGTAGGTCTCAAAACCGCCCATCTCTACGTTGTGGTACGGCTCCCCCGCGACTAGCAAGCCACGGGCTTCGGTGGCCGCGCCTACGTAAGCCAACTTCCGGTACGCGTCTTGATCGTTAGTGCTGAAGTTGTCCGGCTTTACCTCAATCCAATAGTTTTGGTCGGGCAAGAAGAAGTCCGGCAGATAGTAGCCGAGGCCATATTCGGACAGGTCGAACCCTTCAGGCTCAAACTGCCAACGTATACCCAAACTGTCGAAGAAGACCGCCCAGCGAGCCTCAAGACGGCTGCGGAAGTGATAACCTTTGTAGCGTGTTTCGATTGCTTTAATCATGATATTTTCCCTCTTTTCTGGTGGACCGCGCCCCGCGAGTTACCAACAACGGGGGGAGGGACCACCCGATGCGCGGCGCGGCCCGCCAGAAAAGAGGGCGCGACGGTTGCTTCCAACCGATGCCGAAGCATCCAACCGCCGCGCCGCCCCTATAGCGTTAAATTAGATCAAGGCCAATAGCTGACGCGTATGCGTCAACAAGATAGCGTTGTTCCCGTCGTGCGTCGGGGTCCATAGACCTGAGACGGACGATCTGACGGATGATCTTCGCGTCGAAGCCGCGTGATTTGGCTTCAAGATAGACGTCCTTGATGTCCTCTGCGACGCCCTTCTTCTCCTCTTCGAGGCGTTCGATACGCTCGACCAGAAGCTGAAGTTGCTCTCCCGCAACGAGGTTGTGTCCGATGTCAGACATTACAGGAGGTCTTCCGCGTCAACCGCAAAGTCAGCGAACTCGCTGGCTGAGGCTGTGGAGCCGCCGCCAAAGTTCTCGCCGTCCTTGGCAAACATGACGCCGCGCAGGGTGCAGTTAATGCGCTGACCCCACTTGTTGTCCTGCGGCCAGATGTCAACCGACGCGTGGACGTAGCAGCCTGAATAGATCAGACGCTCGATCTCTGCGGTGCTTTTGACTTCGTTGCCGAGGCGGTCAACGACCGTAGGCTGCGTGCCTGCGTTGCGTGCGGACAGATAGAACATGTTCTCAAAGCCCGCATATGGCTGGCGCGTCTTCTTGTTGCGGTACTCGCCTTCAACATAGCAGATTTTCTTGTCGTCGGTCAAAGCGTCGATTACCTCTTGCGCCTCGTCCTTCCACTTGTCCTTGGCCGCCTCCAAGATGGCGTCCTTGATTTGCTTTACGTGTTCGCTTTTAGGGTCAACGATCAGCTTGGCTCCGTAGGCTGGCTCACCTTCGCCAAATGCTTGGGGCGCACCCAAGGCAGGGAAAGCGATACGGATATTTTTAAGCATTACTTGCATTTTTCATTTCCTCAGTTTGCAGTTAAGTCACGGAAATCATCCATGACGGGTGTTACGACCATCTCTGGCCGCTTATCGGTGGCGGGTGCCACTGATGGCTTGCCCTCGCTCCGAACGATCTGCTCTTGCAGGTTCGCCCAACGCTTGGGGTTTTCTTTGAATATCTTCTCGGCCTTTGTGGGGCTGATCAGCTTAAAGTCATAGACCTGATCGTCGCGCATGCGGAAGGTCTTCTTCATCATCTCCTCAACGGCCTTCGCGTCCTTCCAGTCACGGTTGCCAGCGCGACCTGCGACCAGCTTGTATCCGGTGACAGGTTGACCCGCGAGCAGGCGACGCTCCGCTTCTGCACGCACAGCCTTACACCACTGCTCGACCAGTTCAACCTTCGACAGGGCGACAGGCAGATAATTGTCGCTGGTATCGCTGTCGATGGCCACGGGCACGAACTCAGCGAACTCATCAATGGTGGAGGCAGCAGCGCCGTATACGACGTCGGAAATCTCCGCACGCAGGGCTGGGCATGTCGCCTTGGCCTTGCAGAACTTGCACTGCTTCTCGCCCGGCACAAGCGCAGGGTCTTCCCAGCGCACCTTGTCCGCCGCGTGGCGCACCTCCTCGGCGAACTTCATCAGCTCCTCGACAGAGATGCAGTACTCGCTGACGTGGTTCAGACGCGGCTGGTGGATGACCATCGTGACGGTGTCGAAGTCGCCGATGAGGTCGTATTCGTTCAGCGCGCCGAGGGCGTAAATCATGAGCTGCGGGTTGTTGTCCGCATCGACCTTGACGCCCATGCCGTACTTCAGGTCAACGATGATGATCTCGCTGCCCTTGATGATGATGGCGTCAGACGTGCCGCCTGCGCCTTCCTCGCCGGTCAGGTGGCCGATGCCGACGCGCTTCTCGACCAGAAGCTCGCCGCCTTGCGCATACTCACGGACGAGCTTCATGTAGTCCTTGACGTGGTCAACCATCGTCTGGTCGATGGTGAAGTCGAAGTTGTCAACGGTGGCTGGCTTGCCAATCAACAGCGCGGGGTCTGCGCCGCTGATGAGGCACTCTGACGCGATCTCGTGGGCCAGTGTCCCTTCGGCAGCAAACTCGCTGCTGCTGTCGGGGAACGGTGCCTCAAGCGCGACGCTGCCGTGGCAGACCATCCAGCGGTGTGCGCCAGATGGGCTTAGTTTGGCGTGGACGCTCATACTTTTTCCTCTACAGGTTTATTTGCTCTATTACGGTGCTGTATCGCGCAGTGCGCATGCTGTGTGCGCCAACCACCCCTATAGCGTTCGAAGTGGCCATCGCCTTCGGCGACCGTTCTCCCGCAACGATAGCAGGGGCCAGCGTACTTGTTCCTCACTTCGTCAGTGCCTCTTGCATGAGGGCGACCAGTTCAGGCAGCAGGGCTGGCTCAATCTGGGACGCCTTGGCCACACCGAAGCGGGACAGGATTTCTTCCATGACTGGCTTGCCGCGCTTCTCAACGACGCTGAGGATCAGGGGCCGCACGTCGGTTTCGATGTCGAGCGTGGCGATTGGGAGGTCAACGACTTCCAGCTCTTCGTCCTCAGAGGCCGACGCCGCAGGGGCAGGGGTAGAAGAGGCTCCCTTCGTCGTTGGCTGGCTCTCGGAGACTTCGGCAGCGGGCGCACTCTTGGGGGCCGGAGTAGGGTCCACGGGTGTCGCTTTGACTACCTCCAGCACTACGTCTGACGCTACGTCTGGCACGACATTGACCCCCGACCAGCCAAGGTTGCTGGCCAACAAGCTGGAGCCGATGGCCAGCAGCTTGTCAGCCACTTCGGGGATGCTGTTGCCTGTTACTTCGATCTTAATCATCTATCAGTTTCCTTTTCTCAGTTCTTCAATAGTTTCGTCACGCTGGCTGATCATCAGTTCGAGCACGTCGATTTTATGCTGCAACTCGCAAAGCTCATCGTCGAGCCGGTTGGCGTCGCGTTCAAAGTCGGCGGCGCGGTCGCGCAGAGCTTCAATCTCTTCGTCGTTCTTTGCCCGTGCGGCCCTCAGACGCTCGGCCAGCACGATGGCCAGCTCTGGATTAGGGTTGCGATCCGCCTCTTCAATCAAGCGGCTGCCTTCGCACATTCGGTAATAGTTGCGGTCTAAAAGTTCCACGGTTCTGCTCCCTGTTGCTTCGCCAGCTTGCGCGCCTCGCGCTTGCCTGACACGGTAAATGCGGCCACGTTCGAACGGCGTCCGTCCGTGATCCGGTTGATGTAGAGGGTTGGCGGGTACCGATTGGTACCCGACGTGTATTCTGCGGCTAAAATCATGCCTTCCTCGCTACGACCTTAACGGTCGTGTAGCCCTTGGCTACCTTCTGGTTTTTGCTGAACCAACGTCCGTCAACGCCCAGCTCGCGGAGCTTGGCTTCGGCTGCCTTGGCGCAGAGCGACGAACGCTCGGCGACTGTGGACACGGTGGCGCGGAAGGTGTTGCCATCCACAGCGCCTTCGCCGCCGTTGATTAAGATGCCGATGAGGTTGGCCTCAATGGCCTTCAGCTCGGCAATCTGGGCCTTGATGTCGCCCAGACGGTCTACGACGTTGCCTGCAAGGTCGATGGTATTAGGTTGTGTAGCCATTTGTAATTCCCTTCTGTGTTGTTGGTGACACAGTCTCTAAACCAGTTCGTTGCAGGCGTCAACCCCCTTACGTGTAAAAAATTACATGTCCGCTCTTTATTTCTATCAGCGGGTCTTTGCGCTTGGCCAGCGACTGGATTGCACGGTCCAAATCGCGGCGGCGCAGGTCGCGCTTCGGTGCCTCTGGCTTTGTCATGGCGGCGAAGCACTTGTCGAACAGTTCGGCCAGTGGCGCACGCTCAACGCCCGCATACTGGTCCTCGATGATTTCAAGCACGTGACGCTCGTGCGGGCCGAAGCGTTGGGCCTTTGGACCCGTCTCCTGAACCACCGGCACGGGCAC